CTTTTGCAATTGAAAATTTGAAACCAATTGGAGATAGAAAATTTCTATTCTGTATTTGGTTGGCAAATGCGTTTGTTGTTGCCATTACAATATTTTATTTTTATTTAGATAAAAAAAGAGGGTCCGAAGACCCTCTGATAAAATGTATGAACCAAATGGATCACATGAGGTTCTTAACGGTAACGCGCTGATAATAGCGGTTAGCGTTAGTCTTGAGAGCACCAGCGTTGGTATCATTAGTACCCTGAGCGAATGGGTTAGCAACAATACCATAGCGGGTCTTAAAGCCGATCTTAGGCTGGAAGGTGTTCTCTCCAACGGCACGAACCATCTGAAGAGGAACATATGGGCAATAGAACAGACCTGCGTCATAAGGTGAAGAACCCTTATAACCAACAACGTAATACTGGCTAGCAGCAGAGTTTGCAGAATAAGGATCGATGTAAACACGATACTTACCAGCAAGAACACCAGCAAAGGTGTTACCAGTATCATCAACATTCAGGTTGGCGTTGAGTGCAGGGGTGTAATCAAGTACACCAGCCATGGTGAGTGCAGAAGCAACGTCTGCAGAGCAAAGGATCATGTTGCCCTTTCCTCTACGAGTTCTTTGGGCAATGCGGTTTGCATCTCTCTCGATCTGGAAGATGAGACCCTTGAACTTCTCAACACTCCAACGTCCGTTGGAATCAACGTCGAGATCGAAAGTACCAGGAGTAGCAACGTTTACTCTAGCACCAGACTCAGCAGTCTTATAGATGGTTCTGATGACTTCGCGGTTGATTTCAGCAAGAATCTCAGTAGAGAGAATGTTTGCCAACTCAGCCTCGGCGTTCAGACCATGAATTGCCTTGAGGTCTTGTGCGAGTTCTAAGGAGTACTCTGCCTTCAGAGCGCGTGACTTTGCAGTAACGGTAACTTTCTCGATCGAGAAAGCCATTTCGTTGAAGTTGTTGTCTCCAGCATCACCAAGCCCTTCTGCCTGAGCAGTGTCCATACCCTGCTGAACAGTGTAGTTACTGTCAGTTTGAGTGGTTGGATCCAGAAGACCAGGATTGCTTCCTGCCTGAGCACCGGTAGTACCGAAACCAACGCCATCCTCTTGTCCAGTAACATAAGGATTAGCGGTTCCGATTCCGGAGTTGGAGAATCCGGTATCTGCTTCGTCGAACAGTGCCTCATCGCCGCCCTGGCTGGTGAAGCGTGAACGCATTGCGAAGATCAGTCCAGTAGGACCGTTCATTGGTTGAACGCCTGCGAGGTCATATGCGACCAGGTTAGGCATTGCACGTCTGATCAGGGAGATCAGTACGGGATCGAAATTATCGATGCTGCTACCAGTTGCGTTTGTAGGAGCAGCTTCCGAAAGGAATTCTCTTTCCTCTCTGATAGTTTTTTCTTGGTTCTCCAGGAGAACTGCGGTGACCATTCTCTTGTGAGCATCATTGATGCCACCGAGACCCTCATGATTGAGGATAGGTGCCCACTTCTCCTGCAGGTGTTCTACATTGAAACCTTGCATTTGAATTTACCTTTTAAAAGTTTTAGTTTGACTTATAATTTAAAAAATCACTTTTTGGAGACTCTCGTTAAAGTTGAGAGATAAGTTTCCATTAATGGAGATACTGAATCATAAGTAGTTTCAGAAGTCTCTTCAGAAACAGTCTCTGCCTCGTCTCTCTGAGCACCGGAATTTTCTGGGAAATATGAATTTCTCAGAGTTACCAGTTTCTCACGATAGGTATCTTCACTATCAAACTCAACATTTTCGGCAAGAGAAGCGAGTTTATCCTTTTGTGAAAGTGCAAGACCTTCACAAACCTCGGAGAAGATTACATCAGCAACCGACTCAGCTAATCTTTGATTTAAAGCAATATTAGACTTAATTTGCTCGTTGAGTTTATCTTCCATCTCATCAAGTTTTTCTACCATACTATTAAGTACATCATATTTCTCTTCAGGGATTGTTACATAATGTTCTTCAAAAAGACTCTTCATTCCGGTAAGGAATGATTCGGTCATTTCAGTTTGAAGACCTTTTTCAACTGATAGTTGATTTTCGGTCATCCACTCATCAGAAACATACTCAAGATATGCATCAACTCTATCAGTAAGTTCTTCTCTAATAGATGCAACTTCTTCAGTAAGTGACTGTTGATATTCTAATTTTAATCCTTCTTGGATTTCAGCAACTTTTGCCTTGATAGCAGTTTCGAAGATGGTGCGTGCTTTCTCTTGGAATTCCTCAGAAAGTTCTTCGCCAGCAAGAAGTGCTTCCACATCTTCCTCAATATTGTATTCTGGTTGAACTTCTTCTTCGGAAACAACTTCCTCTTCAGTGGTCTCTTCTTCAGCAACTACTTCACCTTCGATTTCTGCCTCTTCTTCCTTCATACCAGAAGGCATAGGGTCTGCAGGTTTAGCGCTTCTGTTAACAATATCTTTAACAGTCGCAATCTTGGGTTCTTTTAGTTTAGCAGAATCGTCATCTACTTTATAGTTTTCTGGAGTAGGTCCACCGAGATCTTCGTAATTGCCGGTTTGGCCTGGTGTCGAAACACCGGAAGCATTGCTTCCTGCCTTTGGCATCGAATCAGCTGCAGCAGCGCCTTGGGTTACTACGTTTTCCATTTCTTGTAAATTGCTACCAACGGACATTTGATTATAGATTTTATATTAATCTATATTTATTTATAATTTAAAGATTTGAAAGAAAATCGCTGAATAAGTTTAACTTATGTTCCTCAAGTCTTCTTTGGTCTACAAGAGTATTAATTCTCTTCTGAGTTTTCTCTGCGAGTTGTTCACGAAGAATTCCTCCTTCCCAAACCCACTCTTTTCCTTCCATAATTCCTGAAACAAAAGCATCAGGTGCAGAAGGATCGGCAACGATATCAGCAGCAGTTGCTAACATAAAATCTTCACCAACAACTTTGGCACCGTTACGATCTTCTCTCAATGAACCAACACCACGAGAAGAAACTCCAAGCATTACACCTTCATCTAGAAGAGAAGAGGCAATCTTACCCATTGGAGTATTAAGGATTTGTGCCTTTCCTCTAAAATTAGTTCCCTCTCTAACAAGAGATGTAATTTTATGAGAAACACGATCAAGATTTACAGTAGGTCCATCAGGATGACCAAGTTCTCCAAGAGCACGACCCTTTACAACAAAAGTTTCATTATAACGATCAACTTCTTTCTTAAGAGTTGTCATTGGGTAAACTCTACCATTACGATTTTTCAGATCACCCTGAAGAAATACACCTTCAATGTATAACTTCTTATTGGGACCCTTACCTTCGGTAATGATCTGTATGTTTGAAATTTCTTCTGTGATAAGTTTCATTTGATTATCCAGTAAATCCTACTTTGTTTGCTTTAACAGATGTTGAAGATGCCCAGATAACATAACTTGCTGGTTTCTCAAGAAACTCAATGTGAGATTCGGGCATAGTAAAAGAAACTGTATCTGCAGCACCAACAGTACTTGCCATACTTACAGTTGCAACTCCAGTTTCTCCGTTAAATAATCTAACAACAGTTGCATTAGAAATATTATTTCCTGGAGAAGTTCCTAATGCAACTTCATCGCTAATTAATAAAGTTCTTGCCATTATTCTTGATCCTCTAATTCTTGTTGATCATCAAACATTGTTGAACCAACTTTTGGCCTTAAATCATCAATTTTTTCAGATGCTTTTCCATATAAAACATCTTTGATTAAATCAGAAACTTCAGAAGGCGAGTGGTCTTTTACAATCAAATCGACTATGTTTTCCATTAAATTTATAATATTGGTTATATTTTCTATTTATATTTCCGCAATCTTTCCGTCTGCATCAGTGATACCACTCTGATCCTCTAAATCAGGTTCCATTGGAACATTGCCCATCATTCCACCATCATCAGGTAATGGTTCACCCGTTATTGGATCAATAGAATTTGGATCGGGAATAATTCCATCAGAAATTTCTTCTTCAATTTGATTATCAATATCAATAATTTCTTGATCAGTTTGACGAAGAATTTTACGTCTTACATAATCTACTGAATAAT